GTCATGGTGGGTTATGACGCCAGCAATGCGTTGTTCGATACGGCGGAAGAAACTGGTGGTAGCGCAGACGCGATTACGGTCAGCCACACCCATACGGCTACGGTGACCGATTCCGGCCACAGGCATAAGTTGGCGGCAGATGTGGCGATTAGCTCCGTCTTCCCCAACACAACGGTCACGAGTTCTAACCAGATTGCTGCAAACGCTTGGGCGTCTAACAGCGAAAGCTATATTTTTGCTGGATCGTCTACTGACGCCACCATTGGCCGAAGCAGCAACGAGACGACTGGTATCAGCGTCTCTAACAGCACGACTGGCTCGTCTGGCACCAACGCCAACTACCAGCCGTACATCACTGTATACATGTGGAAACGTACAGCGTGATCACTCACCACTTCAGCGATGGTCTGTACGCAAAGGAAACCGTGTTTCCTGCTGGCGTGGCCATTCTGAAGCACACGCATGACTTTAGCCATTTGTCGATTTTGGCTAAGGGCAAGGTGGCGGTGATGAAGGGTGAAGAGATAGAAGTTATAGAAGCGCCTGCTTGCATTGAGATCAAGGCTGGAGTGACGCACGGCGTCAAGGCGCTGACGGATTGTGTTTGGTTCTGTATCCACGCCACGGACGAACAGGATGCGTCCAAGGTTGATGACGTTTTGATGGGAGTTTGATATGCCTATAGCCGCAGCAGCAATTATGGGAGGCAGCAGCCTTCTTGGCGGTTTGCTTGGTGGAAGTTCTGCTCGCCGAGCCGCGCAAGCGCAAGCCGACGCGCAACGCGATGCCGCTCGGATCGCCGCTGAAGAGGCGCGTTTTCGCCCGGTAGGCATTACAACTCGCTTCGGCCAGTCGGCGTTCCAGTACGGCCCAGATGGCCGCGTCTCTGGTGCGGGCTACACGCTGGCGCCTGAGTTTGCTGGCATGCAAGAGCGTCTGTTGGGGTTGGCTGGCCAGGGTCTGACCCAGGCTGAGATGGCACCGCAGCAGTTTGCTCCGCTGACGGGCGCTGGACAGCGTCTGTTTGGCCTTGGCGAGCAGTATCTGGCCGAGACGCCCGAGCAGGTTGCAGCCAAGTACATGGCAGGTCAACAAGCGCTATTGGCCCCCAGCCGTGAGCGCCAATACGCTCAACTACAAAACCAACTGTTCCAAACGGGCCGTGGCGGCCTGTCGGTCGGCGCTACCGGCATGCGTCCTGGTGGAGGTGCCGGTCTTGGCGCAACCAACCCCGAGCTGGAGGCGTATTACAACGCCATCGCCCAGCAGGATGCGGCTCTGGCAGCTCAGGCCCAGCAAGCGGGCCAGCAACAATTGGCGTTTGGCACGGGCCTGTTTGGCACTGGTGCTCAGATGTTTGATCTGTACGGTCGCGGACAGATTGGGGCGCTTGGCCCTTACTCTGCATATCTGGGCGGCGCTCAAGCTCTTGAGGCAATGGGCCAGCAGCCGCTGGAGCTTGGCTCGGCGCTGGGTGGCCGGATCGCCAACCCGACGGGGGCAAGCGCGCTGCTGCAAGGCGGCATGGGCGCTGCTCGCACGCAAGGCGCCGCAGACGCTTACAACCCGTTTGCTACCGCGCTGCAAGGGTTTGCGCAGAATCCGGATATTCGTAGAGGCTTGGAGGCATACTTTGACAAGCCTATAGATATGACCGGGTTCCGTACACCTTACGCGCCTCCAACGTACTCATACACTCCTCCTGCGCCAGCCGCGTTAGGCAGCGGTTTTTTTGAGTTTGGCCCCTCTCCGTATGCAGGCGCTTTGGGGTCTGGAACTTTTGGACTATAAGGACTGAATCATGGCAACCGACATCGTTCAATCTCTGTTCGGCGTAACGCCTGATATGTACCAGCGTCAGCAAGACGCGCTGGCTGAGGAACGCGCCATCAAGTTTGCTGGCATGGATCCTATGGCTCAAGCCACCTACGGCATCTACCGTGGGGCTGGTCAGCTCGGCGGCGCTTTGGGGCGCGCGCTGGGTGGCGAAGATCCTGAACTGGCGCGGATTAGTCTGCGGCAGCAGGTTGCACGCGACATTGACTATACCGACCCTGAATCTGTACAGGCTGGTATCCAACGCCTTGCGCCTCTTGACCCTCAAGGCGCGATGATGCTGAATCAAGAGTACCGCAAGGCGCTGGAAAGCGGCGCTTTGGTTAGGCAGCGTGAAGCTGCTGCACAAGCGTCTGAAGCGGCAGCTAAACGCGAACGTCAACAAGCTATTCCTGCGGACATTCTGAAAGCGCGTGAGATTGGGCAGTTGAGACAGCGACGGGATTTGCTGGCTACGACTGGCGCTGAAGCGGGGCAAATCGCCATATTGGACGCGCAAATTGCTGAGTTGACGCAGAACAAGCCTATGGTCGTCTCAAAAGGCAGCACAGTAGTTGACGCCCGAGGCAACGTGATCTATCAGGGCCCCGATGCAGAAAAGTACTCGGCTTTCGCCCGCGAACTGATTGATGCTGGGCTGACCCCTGGCACCGAGCCTTTCCAAAAGCGTATGCTGGAATACGTCGGCAACAAAGCCAAGGGCGCGGCAAAGGGTACGGGTAACGTCACAATTGGCAACATCAGCGTGGACACGGGCGCGGCGGCGAAAGCGGCGGGTAAAGTTATCGGCGAGAATCTTGCCAACGTCGAGAGCCAGTACTCTTTGCAGACCGCGTTTAAAGACGCGATTGATCTTATTGACAAAGGTATCTACGGCGGTGCTTACGGCCCTGAGCAGCAATTTGTGGCCAAGTTTACCGGCATTGGCAACAAGAACAAAGTCGAAAACACTGAAGTGTTCTTGGCTAACGTAGGCGAGATCGTCATCCCGCGCCTCCAGCAGTTTGGCGGTAACGACTCTAACGAAGAGTTGAAGTACCTGCAAAAAGTTGTCGCAGGCGATCAGCGCCTAGAGCCTGCCGCGATGCGCCGAATTCTTCAAAGCGCGGAGAAAAAGGTGCAGAACAATATTGCTCGACTGCTAAAACAAGCGGAAGCAGGTAAGACAGGGGCTGAACTGCCGACGGCCCCCGCCCAAGCAGCGCCCGCAGCTCCAATCCCTACGAAGCGGTTCAACCCGCAAACGGGTAAGATCGAAACCATCGGGGGTTAATATGTCAACCTTTGTCCAAGTCGGTAACGATGTCGTTGAATTTCCCGCTGGGATGACCGACGAACAGATTGCTCAGGCAATCTCTGGGCTGACGTCTGCACCGCGCCGCCGCACAGAAGAGGTGGGTGAGTTCTTGGCTGGTATGGGTAAACAGCAAGGCTTCCCCTACACACCGTCTCCGGGTTTTTTGACGGGGTTGAAAGACCCCATCAGCGGTGGCGCGCAGATGCTGCCCCGCGCTTTGGCGGGCATTACTAGCCTGGGTGGCGCGGCTCCTAACCCCGTTAGCCGATTTTTCTCTGAAGAAGCTAAGCGTGTCGATGAGATGGTGCGAGCAGAAGAGCAGGCGTATCAAGCGCAGCGAGAGCCTGGGTTTGATGCCGCTCGGCTTGCGGGAAACATTCTCAACCCCGCCAGCATCGTGCCTGCAACTCGTGCGGCTCAGTTAGCGCGCGCCCGAGGCGTAGGCACTGCGGGGCAAGCCGCAGCGGCTGGCGCTGTGGGCGGCGCTACGCAGCCTGTCGTTAGCGGCGAAGATTTTGCAGGGCAAAAGACGGAGCAAGTTGCGCTCGGCGCGGTTACGGGGCCGATAGGCGAACGGGTTGTTGCTGGCGCTGGTCGAGTGCTCAACCCCTTAGTCTCTAAGGCTGAGCAAACGATGCGTGACCTGGGGATTCGCCCTACGACTGGGCAAACCCTTGGGGGCCAGTTCAAGGCTATAGAAGAGTTCGCGCAAAACTTGCCTCTGATCGGGTCTAGCATTGAAAACGCTAGGCAGCGCACGCTGTTCAACTTTAACAAAGCAATTATCAACAAAGCGCTAAAGAAAGTTGACGATAAACTGCCCGCCGATGTGATTGGCCGGGATGCTGTTGCATACGCGGCAGATCAGGTGTCAAAACAGTACGACGACGTTCTGTCTAAGATGAGCTTTGACTTGGACTTTGCTACGACGAGCAACATCTTAAACTCGCTGAGCACAGCTAAAAATTTGTCCCCGACGCAGCGGCAAGAAATTACGAACGCGCTAAACGAGACCGTTTTGCAGAGATTTGCCGGGCAAAAACTTGACGGGCCGACGTTTAAAGGCATCGAGTCAGATCTGCGTAAGAAAGCCAGCAACTACATGAATAGCACGCTGGCATCGGAGCGGGAAGTAGGCGAGGCGCTGTCGGGCGTCTTGGGAGTGCTCAAAAAAGAACTGTACGCCCAGAACCCCAAGCAAACGTCCAAACTGCGGCGAATTGACAGCGCGTACAGCGATCTGTCGGTCATCAACGTGGCAGCGGCGAACTCTGGCGCTGAAAGCGGTGTGTTCACTCCTAAACAGTACTCCACCGCCGTTCGTCAACAAGATCAGACGCGCCGAAAGAGCGCGTTTGCTAAAGGTCGCGCAAAAGGGCAGGAAGAGTCCGATGCGGCTGTAGCCGTGCTGGGTGATACGGCGCGTTCGACGCTAGAGGGCCGCATTGCAGCGTCAGCGGTAGGCGGTCTGGGTATGCTTTCGCAGCCCCAATTTGCCGTCCCTGCGGCAGTGGCCGTCCCTGCGATGTACAGCCCCGGCGGGCAAGCAATTCTGGATGCCATTTTGCGCTCTCGGCCTGAGCTAGCGCAGCAAATCGGCGGTATGTTGTCGCAAGGGGCCGCACCGCTGGGTGGCGTTATCGCGCCAAGCGCGGTGGGGCAATACAACTTGTCTGAACGTCGGTGACGCGCCTCTTAGCTGGCCATGTCTGAGGAGAAGATCAACCACAACAGCCTAATCGAGAAGGTCTTAGGCTATGTGGATTCTCCGTTCAAACTGTTCGCAATACTGCTCATGGCAGTCTTCGCGTTCGTAGGCTACTTCGTTTGGCAAAACCAAGCGCTTCTGATCGGCGCTTACAAGGAGCAAAGAAAGCTGCCAAGCATCGCTGAGGATCGGGTAGAGGATGTGGCGTCGCACCTGTTCAAGAACACCGATGCCGCGGTGGTCGCCATCTTCAAGATCAACCCGATGTTTGGCAACCGAGTTCTGTACAGGGCGTACACCAAGCAGGGCAGGGAGAAGGAGCACGACGGGCTGGATGTTGGACTGTTCACCTCAAACGTGAACAACAACCGAGACGTCGTGGCGCTGATGGCCGGTGAAATCCCTTGCGGCCACTACAAGACCGCGCAGTCCGAGATCGGCTTGTGGTACATGGAAAAGGGCATGACCTATGGATGCCGCATAGGAGTGCCGCCAGAGCCAGGGAAACTGGTAGGACAGATCACAGTGGGCTGGAGAGAAGAGCCTCCAGATGTGGATGCTTACCGTGTGCTTTTGCAGATCGCAGCAACCATGTTGTCTAGGAGTAAACAGTAATGGAATGGCTTAAACAGATCGCTCCTACTATCGCCACAGCGATGGGAGGCCCATTAGCAGGCATGGCTGTGTCGGCCATCTCCAAGGCTATCGGCGTTGACGAGGAAAAAGTTGGCGACCTGATTGCTAACAACAAGCTGACCGCCGACCAGATCGCCCAGGTCAAGTTAGCCGAGATCGAACTGCAAAAGCAGGCTAACGAGCTGGGCCTGAACTTCGAGAAGCTGGCGGTGGACGACCGCAAGAGCGCCCGCGAGATGCAGGCCACGACGCGCTCCATCGTGCCGCCAGCACTCGCCGCCATCATCACCGTCGGCTTCTTCGGTATCTTAGGGATGATGATGTTCGGCAAGGTGGACGGCAACAACCCAACCATCCTGATGATGTTGGGTTCGCTGTCCACCGCCTGGACGGGCATCATTGCCTACTACTTCGGTTCTTCCGCTGGTTCCCAAGCTAAAACTGATCTTATGGCGAAAGCAAAATGAAAGAAAACTTCGACGAAGCCCTCAAGGCCATCCTCCACCACGAAGGAGGGTATGTACACCACAAACTTGATCCCGGGGGGATGACTAATTTAGGAGTAACCAAGCGCGTCTGGGAGGAGTGGGTCGGCCACGAGGTGGACGAGAAGGCTATGCGTGCGCTAACGCCTGAGATCGTCGGCCCGATGTACAAGACCAAATACTGGGACAAGATCAAGGGTGACGATCTTCCAACTGGTGTGGACTACATCGTCTTCGATGCCGCCATCAACAGCGGCCCAGGGCGCGCCGCCAAGTGGCTGCAAACTACCGTTGGCGCTGTGCCCGATGGCGCTATCGGCGCGGGTACGCTGGCCAAGGTGGCTGCGATGGAGCCAGCCGCCATCATTGAGAAGTATCAGGAAACACGACTAGCCTTCATGCAGTCGTTACCGACCTGGGACACCTTCGGTAAGGGCTGGGGCAGGCGCGTCGCTGAAGTGCGAGATGCCGCCTTGCATATGGCGTAACGCCTGATAGGTCAGGCGCGCCTCTGCCATTGCCACCAGGGCGTGCTCCAGCGCGTCGTCCATGCGCCCTTCAATGGCCGCGTTGTGCAGGTCTTTGAGGGCGCGCTCAGCCATCATGCATGGGTATGAGTAGTCAATCATGCTTTAGAGAAGATGTGAAAGACACGTATCTTGGTGGTGACGCCTGGGATGTGGCCGATGTCGCGCCCGTTGCGCCGGGCTGTCTCGACGACTTCGGTCTGGCGCATGGATAGTAACGCACCGTTTTCCTTGGCGAAGATGGAGGGTCTTGGATCATCGCGCCAATGGAACGGGCTGTTGGGTGGGCATTTGCATTTGTATTTCATTTTTTCCTACTAGGTCTAGGGCAATTCTCGGGCGGTACGACAACACACCAGACAGCGGTCACGAAGTTGTCGTGCTTGATCCATCGGTCGATGTATGCGTCTGGGAACGTGTTAATCATCCTGTGGATGTGCGATTTGTCAGTGCCTGCGAGTTTTGTGAGCTGGGCAACAGTTAGC